TCTTGGTAATAGTCTCCGTCGTGCACGTAGATATCGTCAGACAAGAACCCTTTCGAGCTTCTGTAATATCCGATTCCAAGGCCATGGCCGTCGAGAACCATCTTTGCGGTTCCAGATCTCAGATTATCTTCTGATACAAAGTCAACGATTTCTGCATTCGAATATGCAAAACCTGAATCGATGACTTGAAGAGCAGTGACTTCACCGTTTGACGTCACAACGTTTGCTGTGATATCCGCATTCAATCCGATAGGATACAATTCTGTGATATCTTCAGTCACACCTATTACGTCAGCTTCGGCGCCAGAAACTTCGCCGATCATCGGCTCATTTGGCAACCAAGTATTTTCGAATGTGATTCTCTTAGCAAGCATCTGAGAACTGTTACTTGATTTTACAATCGCTTTGGCAGTCGATACAATCTCGAAAAGACTTACGCTCGAAATAAGCGCGTTTGCGGTAGGTACTGTATAAGAATATAGTAAAGCGTTATTTGTAATAGGTGCAGTGTTTCCAGTCACTCTGACATAATTGCGTACAACACTTTCATGAGTGTTGGAGAAGATTGAAGAAACAGTAGCATTAACTACACTTGCAGTAAGGAAGTGTCCAGTTTCTGATACACTAGTAGCTGTAATATCAACATTAGAACCAGTAGATGTGGTTGAAAGAGCAAGACCAGTACTATTTGCGTATCTTACAAAATATAAAGAATTGTTTGTGAGTCCAGTAACAGCGGTATTTCCAGCTGCAGTCGAATATGTAATTTGTTGTCCATTTGCAAAGATACTATTTGCCGATGTTATTGAAATAAAATCATTGCTATTTTGAACTTGTGTATTCGAGTTAAAAGTTGAAACTACATTTTGGAATAGCTTATCTTTTGGCAGATATCCTGGAAGAGTTGCGATCGTATGTGATTCGCCACCTGTCGAGTTAGCAGTAATGTTGATTGCGGATCCACTGAGAGTAGAAGCTAATTTAAATCCTACGTTGTTCGCAGCAACAACATAGTAAACAGCATTCGCTGTCAAACCGCTGATAGCAGTATTGCCATTCGGAATTCTGTACTGAACGATTTGACCATTAGCGAACTCGTTCGTATAGCTACGTAGCTGATGACCAATCAAGTCAGGATTGTAATTTCTGAGGAAGTGCCCATTACTTCCAGGATTTGCTGCTGTCAAATCTACGTTGGCTCCACCGGCTGTCAATGAAAGTGCTAAGCCAGTGCTATTTGCATAGCGAACATAGTAGAGAGCATTCGCTTCGAGACCATCAACTGCTGCAACACCATCTGTCACAACATATCTGACTTGACCGCCATTGGCAAATAAAGTATTCGCAGTCGCGATTTGAATAAAATCATTACTGTTTTGTACGTTAGTATTTGAGTTAAACTCTGCGACATTCGAACTCTGTGTAATATTCACTTTGGCAAGTGTGTTTGCCGCTTGAGTTGTGAGAGTGACGCCAGTCGAATTCGATGCCAAGACATAGTAGAAACTGTTGTTTGATAGGCCTGTCACCGCCGTATTCGCATTATCAGTAAAGTAACGAACAAGATCATTCGCTGCAAACTCATTACCAGTGATTGTAATAAAATCTGTATTCGAGTTGACTTCGTCCGTAGGATTAAACGACGATGTGATGTTACGATAGAAGATAAATTCTGATGCGCTGTTGGCTTCGTACTGAGATTGCAAACTAAATGTCTTGGCATCATACGTGTTGCTGTATGCACCAGAAGAAACCTTCAGATCGTAGAACTTGAGATTTGCTTGAGATTGATTTACTATTTCTCCAGCAACAAAGTTTCTTGTTGCATTTTCAAACGTAATTACAAAGTCTTTACGATCGAAACCTGAAATGTATGGCTGATGTGCAAGAACAAATGGATCGACGTTATAGTCTTCACCTGGATTGATCTGATTGAGTGATCCAATAATCCCGATCTCAAATCTACCAAACGTCAGACATGCATACAGATTATCGAGTAAGTTGCCTTGTGGATTCTTTGGAAATCCGAATGCGTCTGAAGAGATAAACTCTGAAGCAAACACTTGATTCGCCTGTGCAATCGTCGATAATTCTGTCACCGCTGTAATTGCAGTATTCACAAGATTATTACCATAGACAATGATATTGCTATTTGATGGTGTAGAAGTCGTGTTTGTGAAACCAAAGTCGCGAATAGGATCTTTGATAAGAAGATTCGTTCCAGTCACATCATATAATGTTGCATGTGCAGTCTTGTATAAGAAGTGACCAGACTCGTTCGCTCGAGTTGCAGCAAATGCCGGAATATTGAACGATGTATTAGCAAAGCTTTCTCCGGGAAAACTCGTGCTATTGATATGAATATACTTGTTCGCAGGACTCGAAAGAATGAGTCCAGTGGTATTTGAGAATGCGACGTAATAAGGTTTACCGCTTTCGAGTCCACTGATTACTGTATTACCTGTTGCTACTTCATAAGTAACTCGATCGCCTGCAATATAGTAAGTATTAGCATTTGTAATAGTAATAAACCCTGTCGTTGCATTTGCAGCAGTCGAAGGATTAAATGAAACCTTGCGGATCTGTTGATATACTCTTTGACCTTCATCGAACCCAGTATTCGCTGTCACAGAGAGTTGAAGACGACTATAGTCGAGTGTATCTTGGCTGTTGGCAGCAATAAGATCCGTACCGATGAAGATGACTTCTGTTTCGCCGATCGTACCTACACCGAAACCAGCGCCTGTTCCAAAACTAATCGATGATATATTTGCGGTGGTATTTGAAAGCGGAGCAACGATCTTCGAAGGGAATGAACGAACATAGTCGCCACCGGTAATGTCGAGCGAATAAGATGTAATCTTAAAGTTATCTGCGTTTGCAGCGGTGTATACCGTATCTGTTTCGTTCCAGTATCCTTTACGAGAAAGGAATGTTAACGTTCCGCTGTTTGATCCAGAAGCATAGTTAGCAGTGATTACAGTACCTTCAGCAACAATCGCATTCGCGCTATTGTAGATGTAGATGTTATTCGCAAAGGTAACGTTATTCGAAGAGCACTCATCAAACGCAATGACATGAACTTGCTTCTTGATGTCATATAAACCAGCATTCAGATTGACGTAACTGACGTTCGCAAAGATTTGATTGTTGGTTTGATTGATAAGCTTATATGTTAAACCGTAGTTATGAGCATTTCCGACAGCATTTGCAGATGCATTTGCAGAAAGTATCAAAGAAGTTGAATTGGTTACACTGATTACGTTACCAACCGCCACGTTGCCTGTGACATAAAGCGTAGAGTTGATGTAGTTGTTATTAAACGCAGTAGATGTTCCAGTGACTACATTGCTTGTAGTAGATGTAGTGATTGTGCCTGTTCCAACTTTGTAATCCCAATCCGCCATGCGCTTACTGTTCTTGAAAGCGCCGCGAGCATTGGTAAGAGTAAGTTGAACTTCGCCTTCTAGCTGGATCACATTTGCCACTGTACCAGAAGCAGTAATATATCCTGCATTCTGTTGCTGTACGACATCACCTACACTGAATGTTGCTGAAGGTGAAGTAATAATAACAGCATAATCTGTCGGTATGTTCATGAACTTACCAGACATTGACTTGTCTGTCAGTGTACTTGCTGTGAAGCTTGTTCCTGTGTTATTCGTTCCAGTATAATAGATAGCAGATGGAACGAATACGCCTGAAGTGTGTGATACCGAGATAAAACCATTTGTATTCGAAGAAGGTGCAACTTCGAGTACTCTTCCTTGTGCAGCAAGCATGCCATTCGCAGCATAACGATATACAGTATTTCCTACAGAAACGTTTGATGTGGCCGCACTGTATCCGATATTGACTACAGGTTGAACACCGCGTTCGAATAGACGATAGTAGTTTTCCGCCGTAAAATCTGCCGTCACTTCATTGAGGTTTAATACTTTCTCAGAGACGATCGATTCGGCATTAAGTGTGTATCCATATCCGCCGTCTATAAAAATGAAATCTACGAGGCCAGCTGCCGAATTCGTAGATTCTACTCGTGCTAAACCGCCGAGACCGCGATCGCTGTTCGTAAATCTTACGATGTCTCCGACAGTAAAGTCTCGACCACGAGTTTGAACTGTAACTCTTTTTACGGATCCTACGAGTTTCGATCTTTTGGTAATATCGAATACGGGTTCATTATTGATATTTAGACCGATGACTTCGCCGTTACGAAATTCGCCCTGTCTTCCAGAAATATAAAGTAGGTTAACGAAGCCTTTACCAACTCTTCTACGAATATACTTCTCAACGAAAGCTTTGGCGCCTGAAAGCTGGCCCACAACTTGCTTGCCGACATAGTCGATATTATAGATTGAGTATCCGATTTCAAGATATTCTGGTTTCTCGTACACACCATCTGAAAGACGAAAGATCTTTTCTGCAGGATATTGTACTTCAGCAGCCGTACCATATACAAGCTTAAAGAAAAGATCGATCGAACGTTCTGTACCCTTTGCGCGATACAGATCGAGTGAGTTCTTGACAAGAAGCTTTTTGTTCGTGGCAGTGTCGAACTGAATGTTCTTCAGATACTTTTCTTTGAAGTGAACGATGAAGTCGTCAGTAGTTTCGTCAATATCTCTGTAACTCGGTAGTCGACGAGTATGATACAAAGGATTATTAGTCGATTCTAGCCACTCATAATAAGCTCGAGTGAACGCAATGAAGTTCTCACCCTCTTCTTGGTAAAAAGAAGGGAATTGACTCTGAATTAACGGAGATATTCTTTTTTCTATATTCTTCATTATTCTCTAATCTGTTCAATTGTGACGTCGACGTCATTTTCAAGAATATTGAGTATCACGTTCTGAGAAGAAGTGATGTCAAGAGTACGCGGCTTGGCATAGATTTTCAAAGAAGTGCCAGTGTAATTAGTAATATTAAAGTTGTTGATTCTGACGATACCAGTATCATAGTCAACAGTGCCGATATCAAGAATGGTTCTATGCTGTGTTCCAGAAGTATTGATGATACGCATAATACCATCACCGTTATCTTCAAGGCGACAATTTGGCAATCCGTTATAAGTGAATGTCGAAGAACTTACGACATGAATATCACCTATTAAGTGCTCTGCACCTTTACCTGGAACATCGTTCTTCAGCGGATTTTTAAAATCAATCGTTACATTCTGACCAGATGATACTACACCTGAAGTCGCCAATGATACAAGCGAACCAGAAGTTGATGTAGGAGTAGAAGTCACCGTCGTACTCAAAACAGGTGTCAGATACTTGACGAGTTCAACCTGAGTTTCGTTACTAATGATACTATTTTCTGCAGCATCGACATCACGAATAAATCTTGAGTAGCGAAGAGTGCGACCAAAGTTATTGAGATTGACAGAAGCGTGTGTCAGAATAGAATCGATAACGTTCGTGCGAATATCTTCTGGATTCAAACCTGTCAGGTTGATATTGTATTTGATATTTGTATTGACATACAGATATGTGTAATCAGGAGAAACAAAGAGCGGTTCGATAGCAACAGAAGATCTTGACCTCAAGAATTTCTTATATTCTGCTTCTTTAATCTTTGGAAGACCATCAACTTCATCGAGATCAATCGACAAGAAGATTCTGCCGTATTGAGGAGGATTAGCATCTTCTCCGCCATATGCAACGACTGCGTTAATTTCAGGAAAGTTTGCTTTGAGTAAGTTCTCATAATCTTCTGAAGTCACTGCACGTTCTTGTGTAGTGAATGCACGAGGAGCATTATACTTAATCGAGTTGAGATCTTCTGCAACAGCACCGTCTGTAGCAGCAGTAATAGTTTCAATAACTACATTCGATTCGTCATCGATACGGGCAGTATTAATAAACCTGAATGCTCCGTTAGGAAGTTCACCATTGCAAACACGATATTCGATAACTACTACCGAATTGTTTTTTGGTTTACGACCTACAACGCCGTCTCCAAAGACAACTTCATATGCATCTCCAATTCCTGGCTGCAAGAAAAATACTTTTGAGTTAAGATCGTGGCCAAAAAGAGATGTTGCGCGAGTGTAAGTGTGAGTTGTTGTGCCGTTATCTTCAAAAACTGTAACTAATAAACTTTCAAGATCAACTCTTTTATTACTGATCTTGTATATTAGCGGACTATTATAGTTCACATTGTAAGTATCGCTAAGATAATTGCCTTCGTATACTCGAATCGCTTCGCTTTCATATACGAAGTTTGATCCCGACGGAGTTCTGTTCGTAATCACATAATTTTCAGTAGTACTAAAGTTATAAGTGAAGTCATCGACGCGTGAAGAAAACGATGTACCCTTTGGAATAACAATCGAGCGCTTTGATGCATCTGCAGAAGTGATGACGAGTTGAATCACAGCTGATGAAGATCGAAAGGATCTCGGAAGATAGTTTAATTCTTTGGCATGCGAAATTACGCTATCGCGCAACTTAGCAGAATCAAGAAACATCTCGTTGCTGATCATGTTCAGGTAGAACGCGTTCTGATATGTGTTGTAAGACAACACGTCAAGAAGCACTGAAAGGTTGCTTCCGTCGAAGTCATAGTCCTTGAATCGATCTTGAGACCGTAAGAAGGTCTTGAGCGAATCTTTATAGGAATCGAAATCTAGCTGTGTAAGGACTATACTGGAATTTGCTGCCATTATCTTACTCTATAAAGGGTGAGTTGAAGTGTCTGCGGATTAGCATTATTTATGATCTCGTAATAGACTGATATGTCGTAAGAATGGGCGAATTCATTCGACACTACTAACACATCTACTACTCTCGCTCTTGGCTCATATTTACCGATAGACTCTTTGATAGCGTCTTTCATTAAGTCGGCTGTCATGACAGAAATATCTTCAAATAAGAATCTACGAAGTCCACCACCAAATTCTGGATTAAACAAACGTTCTTTTGTATTGGTCGATAAAATATTCCGCATCGATCTTCTGACAGCTTGCTCATCGGTATAGAGAGCAAGTCTCTTGTTCTGAGGATGAATATTAAAATTGTTATAGAAGTCAGTGAACACAGGATCACGCTGTGTTGTTTTCCTTGTTGTCAGTGCATCTATTCTGTCTGTCATATTACCCTACTGCTTTATCTTATTTATAATGATTATATGATGGTTTCTAATATCTCATAGTTTTCGATGTCGACATTTGCAACATCGTCAGAGAGAAGCCCAACCTGGCCAGTAAAGGCAAAGTTTTGATAATCTTCGTTGCTACCAATCGCATCTAATCCTGGACCAGCCGAACGAGTAAAATCATATCGTATCATTACAAATGTAGATTTATTCGTTTCAATGTAAGAAAGAAGTTTGTTGCTGCCATCATACACAAAATCAGTCAAAATCATATCACAATCTTCGTACGAAACAACTGTTCCGACCTCAAACGTATCGTTGACTTCGTGTCTGAAAGGATACCAATCATCAACAACAACATCATGATCTGTTGCAAATACATAAACTGCACATAATAATAGATCATCGACGCAATTCTGTTCGCATCGTACGAAAGTCGGCATATACCAATCGTCAATTTCAACCGTGGTGACTCCAGGTTCTGGCACAGTAAATCGTATTGCGATTGGTGGGCTTAGATCCCCATAAGAAACTGTTGGAACTGTCGGTTCGCTAACATCTGAAAAGAAATATCCATTTTCTGATACTGAATATTGATCTAACATGTTAGCCTAATCCACCTCACACAGTTGCAGAAGCAGGCTGAGCCCACTTTGGCAGGTTGTCTGGATTCGGTTCTAGTCCGTACTTCGTTCTACGTATCTCGATGCAATTCGGAATGAATTTTAAGATCGCATCTGGAATACCAAATATCGGTTTTAAAATGATATTTAAAACCATACAGATCGATACTTTGCCACGACAGATGTCGATGATCAACTTAATCGCTTTAATAATCTTGTCGACGATTGGAAACTGCTGTAGAATCCAACCAGGAGCTTTGAGTATGATATCATGTATCTTGGCAATGAAATCTGTCTGAAAGAACTTCTTAATCTTTTCCATGGCATCTTCGAACGCATCTTCAATTCGATGCCACAATTCTTCTTTCGAGTGAATCGTTTCTTTCTTCTTACGTTCTTCGTTATCGAAACCAATTAAATTACCTAAAGTTCCGAAGAGCGGGATCGGTAAGTTCAAGACAAAGTCTATCAGTTCTTGGAGTAACTTCTCTCCGAGATCTTCTGCCGCTTTGCCCGACAAGACGTCTTCTTTGGCCTTCTTAATACGTTTCTTAAAATCTTCATACTTCAGTTTTAATTGCGCTTTAATAGGCTTCGTAGGATCGATGAATACTCCAATCCTTTCAATGATTGGACCAATAATAGGAATCTT